TCTCTGTTCCGTGTCGGCATAATCCGTTTCATTTAGCCGTTTCAATAATCTTTTAGCATTCAGCGTCATATCTGCCAATACTTTGTCACCGCCATTGAACGGTTCTCCGGCTAAGCACTTTTCCAATTCTGTTTTCATATATTGAGATCTACTAATTTTTAGAGCATTCAGGTCATTACGGAGATGACTTATTCACCACATTAATGTGATAAAGATAAGGATAAAAAACGAAAATATGAACAACTATACTTTTCAAATACCAGATTAAAAACAACCATTAATGATTATTTATCCAACCACTCTTTCAAAGCAGAAGCTCGTTCTCTGCTTACAATAATCTCTGTATCAGGATATTTTTTCA